TTGAAGCTTCACGATATTGATGTGAAGTTTACGAGAAACAAGACGGATAATCTGTTGGTAAAAACACAGGCGTTAACGAATCTGTTGCAGTCGGGAATTCACCCCCGTATCGCGATTGAGTATTGCTGGCTGTTTTCAGATCCCGAACAGGTTTATCAGGACAGTCGAGAAACGCTTGCAAATATCGCGGCAGGAAACGCCGACAGCGAGGATATAAACGCGCTGACAAAGAAAGCCGATCTAAACAGCGAAGATCCGCTTACAGACGAGGTTTTCGCGCTGATTGACAAGCTAGGCGGAAACGGCGGTGAGCAGAATGGCGATAGCTGATTTTGATGAGTTAAATATCCTTTGGGTATCGAAAATGGATCTGCCGATAGCCGAAAAGCTGTTAAGGATTCAAATGATAACCGAATTTGAAGAACGTGTGCGAAAAATTTTTCAAAAACAAAAAGAAACCGTTCAATCGGGGATAAGCACCGAAAAGGCACTGCTGCTTATAGGATTGCTTACAGTACCGTTAGCGCAGGAGTGGCGTACCGTGTGCGATAAATATTATCTGAAATACGTGTCGCTGATTTCTTCCGCGAACGGCAGCGAATATCCAACCGCTGACGAATGGCAGAAACAGCACTCCGTTGATTTTGCCCGGTGGATTCAGAAAACCACAAGCGAAAATCCCGACAGTGATTACACATTTTCGGGCGAGCGAGCGAGGGATATTGCAAGAACCGAGGTTAACGGAATGTGCGATCTCGCGACACTCGACGGCTATTACCGCGCCGGATATACGCGTAAGCAGTGGAATAGTTTTCGCGACGAAAAGGTCAGGGAAACACACAAAATCGCAGACGGGCAGATTAAACCGCTTGCAGAGCCGTTTGAGGTTGGAAACAGCTTGCTTATGTTTCCTCACGACACCTCACTAGGAGCAACGGCAGACGAAACGGTTAACTGCCGTTGCGTTATGAAACCTGTTAGATAAGGAGAAAAGCATGACAAAAGAAGAAATTTTAAAGCTGATACCGAACGCAACACCCGAACAGATCGTTGCAATTCAGAATTCAGTCGATACGGAAGTCGCAGTCGCGAAAAAGGGCGCAGTTTCGGAAGACGAACTGAAAGATTTACGCGAAAAGGCGCAGAAATATGACGCGGCAGAAGCCGAAAAGTTAACAAACGAAGAAAAGCTGCAGAAGCTGATTGATGAAGCTGCTAAGAGCAAGAGCGAAAACGCGAAGCTTCTCAACCGCACAAAGGCTGTTTCGGAACTGACGAAAGCAGGACTTACCGAGGACGATTATAAGGATCTGATCGACGGCATTGTGTCCGACGACGAGGAAAAAACCGTTAACACGGCAAAAAGCATGGCGGCGCTTATCTCGAAGAAAAAGTCTGATTACGAAGCTGATCTGAAAGATAAGAAAATGACAGATTTTACAAAGCCGTCAGGCAGCAACGCGGCAGGAAACGGCGAGCAGAAATCGGAAGCAGAAACGCTTGCGGAGAGCATTGCGGCGGCGCAGTCAGGCGCGGTAAAATCTGCAAACGAAGCAAGAAAATTCTACACGGGAGGTAATTAACAATGGCTATGAAAATGACAACCACAACAGTAACCGGCGACGTTGGTATTCTTAAATTCAACGATTACAAGGCGGCGGCTGTGACTGTAACGTCAAGCGGCGTTACGGCAAATGAATCGGGCAGAAAGATCGTAAAAGCCGGCACGCCTGTACCAAGCGAATCTGCGCCTGTAGGACTGCTTCTTCACACAGTCGATGTAACAGACGGCGACGTGTCGGAAGCGGCAATTTATGAGGGATCTATTGACAATAAGAAGCTTACCGCGCTCGGCGTTACAGTTTCCGAAGAAGTCAAGGCAAAGTTCCCCAGAATCACATTTTTTGACTAAGGAGGTAAAAAGAAATGGTACTTGATAAGATTTTCACCGCAAAAGCAATTGCTATTTACTGGAACAAGCTTCTTGCAGAGCAGAACTCCGCGCCTTATTTCGGCGAATCTATTTTTCCGGCAAAGAAAAAGACCGGACTGGATCTGAAATTCATTAAGGGCAAGAGCGGACTTCCCGTTTCTCTTAAGCCGTCGGCATTTGACGCGCAGGCTGAACTTCGCGACAGAATCGGCGTAACGGCAATTCAGACTGAAATGCCGTTTTTCCGTGAGGGATTTAAGATTGACGAGCGCGACAGGCAGGAGATTTTACGCGTGCAGGATTCAAAAGATCCCTATGCGCAGGTTGTTCTTGGAAACATTTACAACGACGCTAAGAATCTGATCGACGGCGCGCTTGTTGTTCCCGAAAGAATGAGAATGCAGCTGCTCTCCCCTGCCGACGGTTCGCCCAAGATCCTCATTTCGAGCGGTAATGTTTCCTATGAATACAACTACGACACTGACGGCAGCTTTGCAAAGAACAATTTCAAGGCGCTCACGGGCAAAAACGCATGGACGGATTACGATAACTCCGATCCGATTTCCGACATCGAGGACGCGCAGGATTATATCGAGGAAACAACCGGCGAAAGACCTACGGTTCTGCTTCTCAATAAGAAGACAATGAAAGACCTCGTTAACAACAAGAAGCTTCAGTCTTACTGCCTTGCAAAGGCGGCGGCTAACGGCGGCGTGGTAAGAATGACAACCGCGCTTGTAAAGGATTATCTGCGTGAAGAACTTTCGCTTGAAGCAGTTGTTTACAACAAGATGTTCAACGACGAAAGCGGCAAGGCACAGAAGTTCTACCCGGATAACATGGCAACGCTTCTCCCCTCTTCGCCGCTCGGCAACACATATTTCGGCACAACCCCCGAAGAAGCCGATCTTGCAAGCACCGAGGGCGCAAACGTCGCTGTAGTAAATACGGGCGTTGCGGTTACGGTTATTACCAAGAACGAGATCCCGGTAAACACAGCAACATACGCTTCCGAGATCACACTCCCGTCGTTTGAGGGTATGGATAAGGTTTTTGTTATCTCTACAGCAACGGCAGAGGGATAAAAAACAAGTAAGGAGGACTTGCAATGGACGCGCTTGAAAGGCTTAGAATCAGAATCCCGGAGGAGAAAAACGACTTGATTTTACTGGATTTCTTGGAGACGGCGAAAAGCATGATCCTAGCAAGGCGTTTTCCTTACGGCACTACAGAAACGGAGATCGAACCTAAATATGCCGATCTACAGCTGCGGATCGCGGTTGAACTTTACAACAAGCAGGGCGCAGAGGGTGAATCCGCTCACAGTGAAAACGGAATATCTCGCACATACGAAAGTGCAGGAGTTTCAAAAAGCTTGCTTAACGAGATAACGCCGATGTGTGGTGTCCCCGAATGAGAAGCTTAAAACGAAATCAGCAGAGGATTTATTATGCCAATCTGCTTGGAATGGAAAAGGCAAAGGACGAAAGCGGACATTTCACCGGCGAAAACGTCCCGGTTTACGACGAGAAAAAACCACTTGACATTTACGTCTCAGCTAATACCGGCGATATTTCTGCGGAGATGTTCGGTAATTTGTCCGATTACGACCGCGTAATGAGCATTTCGGGAACTGACTGCCCGATCGACGAAAACAGTCTTTTGTGGATCGGTACAGCGGTCAGCGAGCCGCACAATTTTATCGTAAGGCGAAAAGCCAAATCGTTGAATGAAACGGCTTACGCTATTCAGCAGGTGACAGTGAATGAAAACCGTTAAACTATCGCTAAGTTCCAAAAGCATTGAAAACGCAAAAAAAGAATTACTGGCTTACAAAAAGGAGATCCGGGAGAAAGCACAAGAAATTGTGTTTGATCTGGTGGTGTACGGATTGGACTTTTGCAAGGCAGAAATAATCAGGCTTAACATTCCCGACACGGGGCATTTGCTAAGTCAGGTCAGCGCAGGCTTCAATGCCGGAACAATGGAGGGATTTATCCGTGTTTCTTGCGATTATGCGGTTTACGTTGAGTTCGGAACAGGCACAAAAGGCAAAGGAACGCCGTATATCGGTGAAGCAATGTCAAAGGTTGGATATAAGTACATGGGCGGCACAACGTATGTAACGCTGTCTGACGGGCGGATCGGTTGGTATTATCCTGCTGATGACGGCACATGGAAATTCACAGAGGGTTTACCGTCAAGACCGTTTATGTACAACACCGCGCAGGAGTTGCGGCAAAATCTGAATGAGATTACTAAGGAGGTTTGGAGAAAATGATTGATTTTGAAAATCAGGTGTTTGATACAATTGCCAAGCCGCTTTACGATCAGTTCGGTGAAAACGGTATCTTCATAACGGGCGAGCCAGTCCGCACCGTGCAGGAGCTTTTCCCGGCAGTCAGCATAATTCAAACCGACAACAGCGTTTTGATGAAAACGCGATCAATGGAAAATATTGAAAACCATGCAAACGTGATGTACGAAATTGACGTTTACAGCAACCTTACGCAGGGCAGGAAGCGGCAGGCAAAGGAAATCGCGGCTATTATCAGCGACGTATTCACGGAGCATAATTTCACGAGGACGTTTTGTCAACCGCTTGACAACCTCGCGGATTCAAAAATTTATCGAATAAAAATGAGATTCAAAGCCGTTATCGGGAAAGACGGCTGGATTTACACAACATAAAGGAGGTAATCCAAAATGTCAGAAGCAATTAACCTTAGCACCCTTGGCGTGCGTGTTGCATGGGGCGTGGAAGAAACAGCCGGTACAATGCCGACAACAGGTCTTTCGTATCTGCCGTCTATCACATCTACACCTGAAATGAACCCCTCGCCTGAAACAATCGACGTTACAGACCTCTCACAGACCGAATACAAGCAGTATGTAGCAGGGCTTAAGGATCTCGGCGGCGCGATTCAGTTCGGTGCAAACCTTACCGCACTTCTTATCGACGTGTGGGACAATCAGGTAATGACGAAGTACAAATCCGCAAACGCTGACGGTAAACGCATTTGGTTTTTCATCATTCACCCCCAGCTTGCAAAAGCTATGGCGTTTGCATGTGAACCGTCTGCTCAGGGACTGCCGGCAATTGAGGTAAACGGCGCGCTTACAACAAATGTAAACGTTACACCGCAGAATCAGCCTAGGTGGGTAGACAAGCCCACCAACGTTACAGAGCCTACAGCGACAGTAACCAAATAATTTATCGGAGGTAACATAAATGTCAGAGCCTATTAAATTTACATACAAGGGTACAGATTACAAGCTTGAATTTACAAGAAAGTCGATCAAGCTAATGGAAAAGACGGGTTTTAAGTTTAACGACGAAGCTATCGCAAAGCCTGTTACATTCTGCGAAGATCTTTTCCGCGGCGCGTTTTTTGCAAATCACAAGAATGTAATGCTGAAAACCATTGAAGAGATCTACGAAAGCATTGCGAACAAAGGCGCACTCCGTGACAGGCTTATGGAGATGTTCACCGAAACAATGAACGCGCTTTACGATGACGATGTAACGACCGAAACGGAGAACACCGAAAATTTTATTCTTTGGGAGTAAAGGAAGCAGAGCCGAAAACCTATACCGAAATATTTGAGGAAGTTTTCCCCTTCTATCTTTCAATTGGTATGTCATACGAAGAATTTTGGGAGGGAGATTTATCCCTCCCAAAATTTTATCGTGAAGCGGAAAAGCAGCGGAATAAGCGGCGTTTCGACGAAATGAATTACAATTGCTGGTTGCAAGGCTTGTATAATTATGAAGCGTTTTCCTGCACGATTGCAAACGCGTTTCGCAAGAAAAATTCTCGCCCCATAAGTTACCTTGAAAAACCGATTGAATTCACGCCGAAATCGGAGCAGAAACAGCTTACCGAGGAACAGATTGAAAAGGAACAGCTTAGGTTTAAACTGCAAATGAGCAGTTGGACGAAAATGTTTAAGAATCTCCCAATGGACTAACTAACGCACAGGCAGGTGATAGCAAATGGCAAACGAAATCAACATTGACGAGTTGAATATTGAAATATCCGCAACGTCAGATAAAGCGGAAAAAAGCATTGACAAGCTTGTTTCTGTGCTTGATAAATTGCAGGCAGCAACGGGAAGATGTACAGGACTTGCCAAGCTGAAAAACCAAATGGAAAAGCTTGCGGCGGCAAGCGAAAAAATCAAAAACATAAGCTTCGGTTCGGGAAAAATCTCGGAGTTTGTAAACGACGTAAACAAGCTTAATGACATAAAAACGCCGAACCTGACAAAATTACAAAATCAGATTGAAAAGCTGGCAAACGTCAGCGGCACAGTCGGCGGTATATCCGCAACCAACAACGTAGGCGCATTTGCAAAGTCGCTTGAAGCGTTGAACACGATTAACGTCCCTAATCTCACATCGTTTGCAAACCAAATGACAAAACTTAGATCGGCGGCGGATAATCTCAACGGTATGCCCGATATTTCAGACAACATTTCGCAGTTTGTAAGCGCGGTAAAGCCGTTTGAAACGCTTGGAAAAAACAATGTAAATACGTTTATTAACTCATTGAAAAAGCTCCCCGACGTTGCGGAGCAGTTAAATACAATGAATTTTGGTTCGTTTGCGAGCGATTTAAACGCGGTCACAGCGGCTATAACTCCGCTTGCGGCGGCTATGGAAAAGCTTGGAAACGGATATGCGCAGTTGCCGCCTAACATTCAGAAAGTTGTAAGCAGTAATTCACAGCTTGTAACCTCGACAAAGACGGTCACAAAAACGGAAACGGCTCTTGCAACCGTAATCGGAAAAGTACGGCTTAAAATGCTTGCGCTGTTTTACGCGGCTTCTAAGCTTACAAATGTACTCAGCGACTGCCTTGAAAGCAGTAACGAATATGTTGAAAACCTCAACCTGTTTACCGTTGCAATGGGTAACGCCGCCGATTCTGCATATGAGTATGCGCAGACGGTAAACGAAGCACTCGGAATTGACATTTCGGAATGGATTGTAAATCAGGGTACTTTCAAGCAGGTTACAACAGGTTTTGGCGTTGTCGAGGAAAAAGCAAACCTCATGAGTAAAAACCTCACGCAGTTAGGCTATGACATTTCGTCGTTCTTTAATATCGACACTTCGGAAGCTATGACAAAGCTACAGTCGGGTATTTCGGGCGAATTAGAGCCGTTGAGACGTTTGGGCTATGCGCTTGACGCGGCAACTTTACAAGAGCTTGCTTATTCGCACGGAATTAAGCAGAATATCAACAACATGACACAGGCGCAGAAATCGCAGTTGAGATACTTGGCGATTATGGAGCAGTCGGAAAATGTCATGGGAGATATGGCACGAACGATTGTTACGCCTGCAAACTCCATGCGAATTTTGTCACAGCAGTTTGAGCAGTTTAAGCGCGCCGTCGGTAATATCGTAAGCGTTTTCGCAGTAAAGCTAATACCGTATTTACAGGTTGCTATCAGGCTTCTTACGGATTTAGGAAACTGGCTTGCTAAAAAGTGGGGATTTGAACTGCCCGAAATTGACTACAGCGGCACTCTCAGCACGGCTACGGACGAAATGGAAGATTATTCGAGCGCGGCAGATGACGCGGCAGATTCGGTTGCGGAAACCGTTAAACAGGTTCAGCGGCTTGCAGGATTTGACGAACTGAACATCTTACAGAGCGACACAACGAGCGACAGCGGATCTTCTACTGCCGACGATACGTCTGATTTATCAAATTGGAGTTTGGATTTGCCCGAATATGATTTCTTGGCAGGATTGGACGAGCAGACGGACGATTTGTATAAAAAGGCTAAGAAGAAGATTGGCGAGATTATTGATAAGTTTAAAACGCTTAGAAAATGGATCGATAAGAACAAAGATTCTGTAAAGAAGTTTGTGGCGTTGCTTGCGGGTGCTTGGGCGTTGACAAAGCTTAAAAAGTTTATTGACAAGGCAAAAGAATTATCTATTTTTAATACTGCTAAAAAATGGCTTGGAAACTTTATTGACGGATTTAAAACATCAACAGCTACAACCTTTTTTGGAAAGCTAAAAGACGGTGTAAGCAATTTTAGAAGTCAACTAACACTTGCACAAAAAGTACTAGGTGTTCTTGTCGGTTCTGCAATGGCAGGCTACGGAAGTTATAACTTGTTTTATAATCTTACGAACGATACGCTCACATGGAAAAAAGCACTTGGAGATTCCGCATTAATTGTCGGCGGTCTTGCTACTTCATGGATTTTCGGCGGTCTGCCCGGATTAGGAGTTGCGGCACTTGCAACTGCGTTTGGCGCTGTATATGGCGCGGCAAAAGCAGCTAAGGATCAAGCAGACAAAGCGCTACAATCCGCTCTTGATTCGGAATGGCAAACGGCAGGAATAAATATAAAAGATTATGCGCAAAGCATTATTGACGCCAGCGCTAGCCTTGTAGATGCAGAATCTAATTTTAATGATTCGTGCGACGCTCTTAATGACATTAAAGATGCGGCACAAGAGGCAAGCGATAAAGTCGGAGACCTTCTCGGAAAGCTTACACCCGAAAGCTGGGATACAGAATCAATGGAAGATTTGCGACAAGCTTTTGCTGATTTGGAAAAGGATACAAAAGATTACGCAAATTCAGCAGTAGACACTTTACAAACTTATGTCAATGCAAACGCTGATTTTATAAAAGCTGTAGGCGGTGACATAGAACACGTAAATAAAATTCTTGAAGATTCAAAAACAAACGCCAATAGTCAAATTGATGAAATTTCTGCAAAGATTGATTCTCTTACTTCTAAGGAAGATATGTCAAATGAAGATATTGCACAGCTTAAAACGCTGTACGACCAACTTGCAAACATAACGGGTGTTGACATCGGACCGACAAATTCAAGTCTCCAGTCTTTAAATGATGAAATATCCACACTATCATCGACTGATATTAATCTCGAAAACTTCAATACGACAAAAACGGTAGTTGGAAACCTCGCGGACAGTCTTACAGACGCTCAAAATCAGTTGAAAGATGCAAAAGGAAATGTTGAATCGTTGATTGAAACATTGAATGTAGACGATGAAGAAAAGCAATACCTTCGTGATACATTTACAGACGTATTTGCACTCAAAGAGCAGGATTTACAGGAGATTGCTAAAGGCTTAGAGCCTATAGAAGATACTATGAGCAACGTTATCGAACAAAGCCTTAACGATATAAAAAGCGGTCATCTTGAAAGCTACGGTCAATATTTGTCTGATTGGTTATTAGGTACTGATTTGGCAGAGGAAGATATTGAGGAAGCGCAAAGAGAGTTCCTAGAATCAATGGGATTGACAAGCGGCACAGACAATTTTGTAAAGCAAGCTTTACTTGAAAGCGGAATGACCTTAACGGATTATAACACTTTGTTTAACGGTCAGGCGGCTACGATTGCTATTGACAAAATGAGCAGAGAGATTAACTCAAAGGTAGGAAACATCAGTGCTGCCGATTGGGGCTTTGATACTTTGAAAAAGAATATTGTCAAAGAAAACTCGAAAATCGGCAAAAGCGCAGTTAGCGGTTTTAGCGGAGGTATAACAAACAATTTACCTATTTCCAATAATGCCGCCAATAAACTTGGAACTGATGC